TGTGTGTGTGTGGTCTTTTCTATTGGCTCGCCCTGCTCCGTCAACTTGCCGATACGAGCCGCCGGAAACGGTATGACGCGACAGACGGGCGGCGGCGCTACCCGTTGCCGCTTGCTGGCTTTAGGTCGCTTAAATCTCCCGTTGCAGAATATGCGTTCAACTGCCGCCTGAGAATGTTCAGCCCCTGGGCAAGATTATTGATATGCTCGCCCTGCGCATCAACCCGTTCGGCAAGCATCTTGACGCTCATTATCAACAAATCCATGCGCTGGTCATTGGCGGTTGCGGCCTTCGGTTCGGTGGGGGAGGTCTTCATTTCGCCGTGGCCGGTTTCGAGCCAATGGATATTGATCCCACGCTTTATCATTTCCGGGCGGATCAGCATCGAAAGTGTATTTCGTTTTATCTTTCCGTTTATATTTTGCGGCGTAGTATCATAAAAATGGGCTATATCCTGGACTTTTGAGAACCCAAAAGCAAGCATAACTCTTTGAATATACGGATCATGTAAGCTTTTCTTCATTTTTCTAAACTTTTTCCTTGACAAAGCATTTAGAATAGTTTAGAAGCACAATCAACGACGTTAATTAATCACAAACACGAGGTTAATCAATGGACACTAAACCAAACTCCCGCCGAAAATTCAATCGAAATCTTTTCTACGGAAAACTTCATACCGATGGCCTGACCCTCGAAAAATTGGGGCAACAGCTCAACCCGCCTATCAGCCGTTTCCGGGCATGCCAGATCGTGAACAAGGGCAAACCGGCGCATCGGCTTCAAGAAATCGCATCGATCCTCAAAACGAATGTCCAGACCCTTTTCCCGAAGGAGGTCGGCAATGCCGAATGAGCCTATGTCTGACATCGACAAACTGGAAAACAATTTTTCGCTCCGTATCCCAGCCGCAACAAAAAGAATGCTGGACGATTTATCCAAAGTCCAAAAAACCAAACTCAACGAAGCCATTCTAATCACCATTGCCAAAGCCATCCATGATTCAAAATTTGACGCGCGATTGTACCTTCGGGAAAACGCGGAATGAAGTCAACGAATACATAGTTCTACTTTGTCGGGGAGCGTAAACATGAAAATGATACTACTAACAAATGGCCATGAAGCGATTGTTGATGATGAAGATTACGAGAAGGTATCTCGATATAGATGGACTTCTTATAGCGCGAATGGAGAGGGCGTGCGTTGGTACCCGGTTATTACGATCCATTCCGGCATATTTCAAATTCAAGCCAACAGGTCAATGGCGCGGGTAGTTCTCGGATTCCCACGCGCGCAATGTATAGATCATATCAACGGCAATCCTCTTGATAACAGAAAAGCAAACCTCCGCATCGCAACCGCCCAGCAAAATTCAAGAAATATGTGCAAGGCAAGGCTTGGCAGTGCCGCATCAAAATACAAGGGCGTAACAAGCTACTATGGCAAATGGAGAACATATATCGCAGTGGACCGGAAGAAAAAATATCTCGGCTACTTCCCCTGCCAATTCTGCGCCGCTCTTGCCTATGACATGGCCGCTATAGATCTCTTTGAGGAGTATGCGCGACCGAATATTTTAAAAGCTCCGACCTAAAAAGCGAATGATTCAACGTAAGCATTGATCCAGATTGCCGACATTGTTGGAGGGAACATGAACGAGAACGAAATTCAGGTAAGGGTTCAGCAGGAGCTTCAACACCTACTAACATCCGACCCATTACAAGCCATCATGTTAGCGGCGCGTGCAATCCAACAGGCCCAGGATGAAAAGCAACGCGCAATCCAAGAAGTCAATGAGCAAAAACAGCAAGCGATATCAGCACTAACATCACACATAGAAACATCATTAATGCCAAAGGTTGATCTGTACGAGCTAACGATGAGCACGGACAAACTGACCGACATGAAGATCGTAGCCAAAACATTGAACTTCAAAGGCATGGGGCGGAATAACCTTTTCGAATACCTGCGGGGGAAGATGATTCTGGACCGCTGGAATGCACCGTATCAGCAATATGTTACTGCCGGGTATTTCAAAATAGTGAAAGAGCCATTCAGGATCAATGGCTGTGATGAGGTTTATTTCAAGACGGTCGCAACCGCAAAAGGACTTGATTACATCGGGAAACTGCTTCGGGGGGATGGTTATGAACCTGTCGATAGATAGAACGCAAGAGATTAAGAATGAACTCGCCTTGCTCAATCATACGTTGAAGATGAGCGTCCAGAAAGCCATCAGGATCGGGGAGCTTTTGACCGAGCAAAAGGAATTTGTCGGTCATGGGAACTTTCTATCATGGATCAATTCAAATCTCGACATATCAGAAAGAACCGCCCGAAACTATATGAGCCTTTTTTCCTATCGTGACAAAACGGCAAATATTGCCGATTTGCACTCCGCCTACCAGCAGATTGAAAACCTTGAAGCACAGGAACGGCAATCCAAGGATGAACGTCAACGCTCCATGATCGCGGAGTTCCGAAAGACAGGAGTCAAGCCCACCGGCTGGACCGCAAAGCACGACAAGGCTGTTAGAGATACCGATGAACACTTGGCGAAGATCAAGGCGCAGCGGGAACAAGAAGAGGCAGCACGCGAACAACGGGCAAAAGAATATAAGGAGAAACGGGAGGCATTTTCACAAACGGCCCCACCTCCAGACGAGGGGAAACCAAGTGGCGGGGAATCCTACGCGGATGCCTTCAAGATAGTAGCCGACACATTCATCCAACACACCAACAAGCGTAATGAATGGAAAGAGAAAATCCGCCTTTCCGACGGGGGCAAAGAGGATGCCTTCATGGATGCCATAATTGACTACATGGAAACCCTTCCCGACGACAATAGGCGGATCGAAGCCTGTAACAACATCATAAAGATATGCCGAAACATCGCCGTTGAATTGCAGAAAAGCCAACTTTCAACAGGCAAATGACATGACCCGCTACGAGTACCTCGAAAACCGAATCGAAGCCCTGGAAACCCGGTTGGACCAGCTATTGGGTCGGCCACGGGGCCGATCAGCCTGACCGAATATCGCATAGCCTGCGAGAAGAGGGATCGCGTCACCATGCGTCGGTTCCTGGAGCAGGAGGAAGGGGGTGATCGGCAATCATCCGGTCATGCTCCCGGACAAAGAGCAGCGGACAGGGGAAGTATGTTGTATGGGGTGGCCCCTGGGACTCACTCGGCCTCCGGGGGCCACAATTAAAGGAGACCAGCCATGACCGTAGAATGCTTTGCAACCGACCACAATGCACCCTGGAACGAGGGTGAGGATGGCGAGTGCGACTGTTCCCATTGCCGCCGGCGGAGACGGAAAGAAGCGGAAGCCGAGCGAAAGATAGAGGAGGCTTACGATGACTGAGCTTGCATTCTGTTTCATCTTTATCAGCGTGTTCGTGCTTCTTGTCTGCGTCCTCCACGGATTCGGGGTCGTGATTATGCGCCTCTGGAACCAGCGGACGGGGAAGCGGGTTTACCGGATCGTGCAACGAGTCTTATAGGAGGGCACTATGGCAGCACAGGCGAAAGAAACGACGCAGGATCAACTTGAATGGGCGGACTTTGTAAATCATCTGACCATGATGCTACGGGCATTGGGGCTGTTGCTTTTTCTCCCGCTCATCCTGATCGCGGTGGCGGCGGTAGGGTTTCGGGCGGGAATAATCGCCGGGGCGAAGGAGGCACTCAGGATGCTGGAGAGGTGGTGCTGATGGAAAACGCACTCTACGCGGAGATCGAGCGGCTGAAATCCGAGAACGCCATCCTCACCGAATCCGTTGACGAATGGAGACGGCAATGGAAACTCATGCAGGCTGCGGAGACAAAGGCAGAGGAAGAGATCGCCCGACTGGAACAGGCGAATGAAATCGCCAACAACACGATAACCTTGATGGCGGGGGACATCAAGGCACTGAAAGCTGAAAGCGCGGAACTGTCGCGGGAGAAACATCTATTGCTTGATGCTATTGCGAGGGATGAAAACGAAACCACTTATCTGCACGCTCAAATCGACAAACTGGAAGAGGAGAACAAACTACTCAAGCAACGGGAAGCGGAACTGACAGCCCAACGCGATAAGGCCGGGAAAGTTGCCCTCGAATTGGAACAGCGGTGCATGGAGTTGGACATGGAACTGTCGAAATACAAATCCTACTGGGATCATGCCCGGCTGGCCGACCGGGAACAGTGGGAGAAGTATGTTTGGAAGAAGGAGGCCGTATGAGTCCGTTTTGGCTTAGCTTCCTGATCGGTCTTTTTATCGGCGCGAACGTCGGCCTGATAGTGTTCGCCCTATTCGCGGGGAGGGGGAGATGACCTTCACCGAAGCTGACAAAGGCCCGGAGATTGCGAGGCTCAGGAAAATAGAAAGGAGGGTTTATGTGGGTGAAATTTGTCAAGGTATTTGCGGCGTGGCTGTTACGCAATCACAAGTGGATGATTTACGAAATGGTTGTGCCGGAGGGGTATCACGTCCACAAGAATCCCGAAAAGGCTAAGGCATAAAGGAGGGTGAAATGACAGAGACAGCATTGGCAGTAAAAGACGATGTTCAGATCAGCATGGCGGATATCAAGAAGTTTATCGCGCCATCGGCGACGGAAAAAGAACTTTTCATGTTTATGGGGATTGCAAAATCCTATGGCCTGAATCCCCTAAAACGGGAGATACACTTCGTCAAATACGGGACATCGCCGGCCAGCATCATTGTTGGGTATGAAGCATATATCAAACGGGCGGAACGGACGGGGCTGTTGGATGGGTGGAAGGTTTGGATTGAGAACGTCGGCAAGACTGACGAACGGGCCGTCGTAGAAATCAAGCGAAAGGATTTCGCACAGCCTATCAAATGGGAGGTCTATCGGACGGAGTTTGACAAGGGGCAGGCGAACTGGAAAACGATGCCGCTTTTCATGTTGCGGAAGGTTGCTATCGCTCAAGGATTCCGGCTCGCATTCAGCCAGGACATCGGGGGGATGCCATACATCCCGGAGGAACTTCCCAAAGAAAAGGGTGGGGGAACATCAGAGGCCCTGCCGGCTGATTCGGTTGATACGACCGTTGAGGACATCCCCGAACCGGAGAGGATGGCGAACTACGTTTACCCGGCGCATTGCGATTGCGGGTGGACGGGTTTCTCGGATGATTGCAGTCACCACAAATGCCCGAATTGCGATGCCCGTGTTATCAAAGACCCGGACCCTCGTGTCATCACCGAGAAGCAACAGAAACGGCTTTTCGCACGGGCAAAGGCTATGGGCTGGCCGAATGATGAATTGAGAGCGTATCTGCAAGAGGTTCACGGATTAAGCTCTACCAAAGACATCCCATCCGGCCTGTATGACCAGATCGTCGCCTGGGTGGACGCACACACCGGATACACCTCAAAGGAGGCGGCGGCATGATCGGACCAAAGACAATCGAGCGTATGAAGGCCCTTGCGGCGGAGAAGATCGACACCTACGCCGTCAAGATGAACGACTCGTTTATCAAATCCGACGATGGCAAGCTCCGGGTGTCCCTGGCCTTTGATCTGGCATACTCGGAGAAGCCGGACTCCATCGATCTGGATTGCACGATCTCGTTTACCAGCGAGAAAATCAAGGACAAGACCAGCACGACCGTGACGGAAAATCAGGCTGAACTACCACTTGCGGACAAGGTTTATAGGTTGGGGAAATGAGAAAACCCTTTAGGTTGCACCATAAATACAACGCCAAGCAGACCGAGTGCGACGGGATCACGTTTTCAAGCAAGAAGGAGGCTGGCTACTATTGCAAACTGAAGGCCCTGAAGACCTCCGGCACCGTCCTGTTCTTCCTCCGCCAGGTCCCGTTCCATCTGCCCGGGGGCGTCAGGTTCGTCATAGACTTTGTTGAATTTTGGGAGAACGGGGATGTGCGGTTCGTGGACACGAAGGGTTTCAAGACCGAATCATATAAGGCGAAAAAGCGCATGGTGGAGAGCCTATACAGCCCGGTTGAGATCGAGGAAGAGTGATGGTCAAAAACTACCCGGGGGAAGAATGGGAAGAATACGAACGGCTGAAACGAGAGGTTCAGAAACTAAACCTTTCCCCCAAGGAATACGAAAAGGCAATCAGGGGGATCGTCAAGAGGTTGGGTCTGTGATTGGTGACTGTTTCGAACATGGGGATAGGCTGACGGGCTGAAAACCCGGCTCCCGACCGGGCTTCCCCATTTAATTTCGGAACCAGACGGGATGGTTATGGAAGAAAATAAAAAACTAAAATGGGCGCTTTGGTATCTCGAAACGATGAAATTCTCAGTCATCCCCATCATCCCCGGAGATAAAAAGCCGATGATTTCCTGGCAGAAATATCAAAAGGAACGGGCAACGCGAGAACAGGTCATTGCATGGTGGACAGCGACCCCGGATGCAAATGTTGGGGTAGTTACTGGAGCAATATCTGATTTAGGCGTGATCGACATCGATAGCGATGAGGGCAGGAAGAACATTGAGCCGTATATCAACGATTCATTTTTGGCCCCCACGGTGGATACCCCGCGAGGTGGAATGCATTATTACTGCCGACACAAAGACGGGATGACAAACAAGGCAGGGGCGATACCGGGAACGGACTTTAGAGGAGAAGGCGGCTATGTGGTCGCCCCACCGTCCGTGAATGGAAACGGAAAAGGATATAAATGGGAGCCGGATCTCAAGATCGGCAATGTCTCCATTCCGCAATTACCTGAACTTTATTTTAATGCATTATTAAAAGAAGATAAGTACAAAATATATACACACGGTGTAGACAAAAACAGTCTACAAGTGTCTACAGCGTCTACAAGTGTCTACATTAAGGGAAGGAGGGATCAAGACCTTTTTACTGTTGCAAACGCTCTTGTAAAACAGCGTTGCGACGATGCTATAATATACAAAACGCTTGAAATCCTTGCACTAAATTGCCAGCCGCCCTTCCCCCTAAATGAAGCTGAAATTAAAATTAAGTCGGCAATCGAGAGGGCAAACAGGCGGGAAAGGAATCTTGCGGAAGAGGTTCGTGAGTGGGTACTGTCTACAAGTGGCGTCTTTTTGTCTACAGATGTCGTCAACGGTCTACAACTGTCTACAAGAGAAGAAAAGAAGAACCTTTCAATAATCCTCAAACGTCTTGAAAAGAATGACAAACTAATCCAAAAGCACGGAACCAAGAACGGATGCTATCGGGCCATTGACCAGGAGGAAGAGGTAATTGACTTCCTCAATGCCGACCTTGTTCCGTATGATATCCGATTTCCCCTCGGAATCCAAGAATTTGTCGCCATCCACAAAGGGAATGTAATTATTCTTGCCGGAGAAAGTAACGCCGGCAAATCCGCTTTTTGCCTGAACGTGGCAAAGTCAAATTGTAAGGTTCATCCCGTGAATTATATGTCGTCCGAAATGCAGGATGGGGCAGAGCTTCGGGTAAGGATAAATAAATTCGGCGAAAGCATGGAACTATGGAAGAAAGTAAAATTCACGTTCAGGACTGATAATTTTCCAGACAAGATAGATCCCGATGGACTGAATATCATAGACTATCTTGATGAAGGTACAGATAGTGAAGCCTATAAAATGCCTATGCGTATCAGACTTATAGCCGACCGATTAAAGGGCGGTGTTGCTGTCATTGCTATCCAGAAAGACCCAAACAAGGGGCTGGGGTTCGGCGGATCGGGAACAATGAACCGATCCAGGCTTTACGTAACCATATCACGGGGAGGAATTATGAAAATCGAGAAAGGGAAGATGTGGCGCAATGACCTTATAAACCCGAACGGAATGTATTGTAAATTTAAGCTCGTAGGCGGGGCTAAATTTATCAAAGATGATGAGTGGAGAATGTAAAGGGGGTTATTATGAGGGGGATTTGTAGATACATGTTCGCTAATTATACTGGATATATTTATCGAAAGGCAGCAGAAGACCACCTGCTTTAGCTGACGGAGTAGTCACCATTAAGGAAATAGATATGCAAACACAGGCGAACATAAAGAAGGGTTTCAAGGAGCCAAATCCAGAAAATGACATTAGGGATGAAAGACTTGGAAGCGACTATTGGAAAGACAAAGAGTAAGACTCTATATCGCGGGGTGTTCAGCTTGAGTGACGCTGTCATTATCAGGCGTGCTTATGCGTATACGGAGAAGCAGGCAAAGACCATGATGATCAGAAGGATTGCAAAAGAAAAGGGATTGGCCGGGATGGGTGGACTGTTCAAGGTGTTCGATGGGACGAAAGACAATTTCGTAATCGAGGTTGAGGCAAACCAATGACCCGCATCCCTACAATCATAGCGATATCGTTCACGTTCTACGGAGCATGGCGCTTCTATCGCGACTACCTGGCGAGGCCGATTCGGATAGCGTGCGAGTACATCGACACGATGGGCTGGGCGTTCTGGGTGTGCTTGGTATTGGCTGCGCTGGTTGTGCTGGCGGTGAGCATGGGAAGGAAGTCTAACTAATGGGCGAGCAAAGGAGGAGGGTGATGGCGGGTAACGTGATGCCGATGATGGTACCGAAGGTATGCGGTCAGCAGCAGATGGTTGATCCAAGCGAGGCTATCCCGAGGGTATGCGACAAGTGCAAGGGCGAACACTTCGACAAGGTCTATCGCCGGCACAGAAAATCAGGGATGGGAGGTCAGGGCTTCGCCTTCCGTGGTCTCCCGCCCTTTTTCCCGTTCTCGCGGGATGAGGCAGCTTTGCGGGGGGATTTGATAGAGCCGAGCTTGCGGCCCGCGGCGGCGATTCGGTCAAGTTCCTTTTCTGCTTCCATTGCTGAGCGTTCAATCACATCGGGACCGACAGCAGCGGCGGCCTCTTGCGTGATCGCGTACCATTCCCCAAGGGTTTTCGATGATTCCAGGCGGGTGACGATATCCTCCAGCCCATCGGCGAGGAGTATTCTTTTTACCCATGACCTTTTCATACCGTCAACCCAAAAATACAGCGCATCGTATGATTTTTTCGTCCATCCCTTTTTCATGTTCATTCTCCTTTCCGCCCCTCGCGGGGCTGTAAAATTACGACCGACAATCCCCATAACAGACCGTCCCGCAGCGGGGGCAAAGCATCCGCTCAAAGGCGGATGGTGGCGGGATGTTTTTGATGCTCTCGATTTCGCGTTCCCGGCGGGAGATTTCGGCGATCCGCTCCTTCTCGGCAATGATCGCGTAATGCTCGCGGGCGTCGATCATCATCTGATCAGTCACTACCTCATGCCCTTGATACTTTTCCTTCATGTCTCGGCAGAGGGGGCGATATATAACATGATACCCGATCTTACCCATTGTGTTGTCCGGCAGGGTGTAGGCGTTGCAACGATACCAGACATAGCCAGGGCTCATAATCTCATCGGTCCCTATCCGTCCGTCATGCGTCATCTTATCCATCGTCTGATCCTCCTTGGTTTATTTACTCTGTTGGTTGCAACATATATCCTATCGTTTGGTTTGTCAAGAATTATTTTATATCGTAAGCCATTGATTTCATTACATAAGAAAAAATATAATCAGAATAGAACGTCTGTTCTACGAAAAAGGGGGTAAACATGGCATCAGGTGGCTATCGCATAGGCGCCGGGCGGAAAAAGGGGCAAAAGGACACGAAGCCCCGGAAAGGATCGCGGAAGATTGAGGCGCAGGCCGAACCGACCGAGGCCGAGAAGATCAAGACGATGCTTTCCTTCGGCACCCGCGCAAAGGCGAAAATCTATCAGGACTATCTCCAGAGGATCGGGCAGGGGGGAGCATTGTCCGTGACGGAAAAGAAGCACATGGACAAACTGGGCGCGGAATTAGAGGCAGAAATCAAGGGACCCGAGCCTCAGCCGGACATAAACAAGCTGGACCTCGAAGCCTATGACTATTTGCGGCAGGTCTGGAACGATCCGGGCATGGACCCGTCGTTGAGAATCCGGGCGGCGGAGATTGCCTTCAGGGGTCCGGGTGAGAAGTTGGGGAAAAAGGATTTAAAGGACGTGAAGGCGAAGCAGGCGGGTGCTGGTCGGTTTGCGGCAGGTGCGCCGCCGGTGTTGAAGGTGATAAGTAAATGAAATTTGCGACAAAACGTGAGGGGGAATTGTTTGCCCGGATGGAGACTAACCAGACCCATCGCAAACATAAAGCTCGTCCAGCACGATGGCAGGGGCCGGATCTGGTTTGGCATGACTGCTGGACAGTCGTTTTGGTGACAAAAAGGAGATAGACAATGCACGCGCGCGACAACATCGTCGGCCTGCGATTCAAGTCGGGCATCAATGCGGCCGCGATCGACAATGGCCGCGGGCGGATCGCCGTCAATCTGTGCCGCCTCCTCCGGGATGCGTCCGCCGATCTGTGCGCCATGATCGCGCAAGGCATCGAGATCCCCAAACCAGAAAGGCAAAGGCGAAGTGATGGACGTCAAGGTCAAGATCACAAACAAGGATGAAGTACTAAAAATCTACACGGACGAGAACGGTTTCCACATTCCCACAATCTCCATGCGTGCGCTCAATCTCACAGCCGACCAGGTCAAGGAAGCCCTGGTCGAAGAGATGCGCCGGACATTCGACCGACCCGTGCCGTACACGCTCAATGCGCCGTATGTCAAATACGCAAGCAAGACCAACCTGACGGCGCGTGTGTTGCTCCGGGAATTCGGCGGCAAGAGCCGAAGCGAGAAGTATCTGCTGACGCAGGTTCACGGCGGCGGCAGAGGACTGAAGAGCTTTGAGTCAGCGCTGCGAAAGATCGGCACGCTGCCCGATGGAATGTACGCGGTGCCTGGGCAGAAAGCGCCCATGAACGCATACGGAAATATCAACCCCGGATTCATCGTGCAAATCCTTTCCTACTTCCGCGCCTTCGGTGAGCAAGGATACAAGGCAAACATCACGGACAAGGGCAAGGCAAGATTGGCAAAAGGGGGGAAGGCAAAGCGTGGGATTCGCTACTTCGCAATTCGCACGAGGGAGGGGAACCTCGCCCCTGGTATCTATCGGAAGACGTCCTTCGCGTTTGGCAACGCGATAGAACCGATGATCATGTTCGTCAAGCGTCCATCCTACAGACAGCTCCTGAAGTGGGACCAGGTGGCTCAAGGCGTCATTGACCGCAACTGGGAGGCCAACTTCAAGCAGGCGTCAGAAGGTGTTGTCCTCTGGGGGAAAGGCTATGGTGGATGATGCGTTGCCACCATCGTCGAGTCAATATTATTGCATGGTTCGTGCGGCCAAGCCAACCCCGCACCCCAAAAGAAAAATCATTACAACATTATACAGGCGTCACCGGTGGTAGCGGGTCCTTCCGGCAAAGCCCAGCGTTACGGAAATTCAAACCCCGATATTTCACCGCTTGTGAAAAAATAACGAGGTGGAAAAATGGAATCTATTGAAATCAATGCAATTCATGAAACGGGCGGGCTTGCCGCCGGCGCGGCGTGCATGGCCGACGACGCGCGGGAGATGATCTTGACGGATGACGATGTTTTTGGAGGGCCGGCAAACCGGGAGGGAGGTCAAGCGGATCCGGCGGATGGATCTCCGGACGAGGCAAGCGACCTGATGCACAAATTCGCCCAGACGAACGGCCTGCCCTACGGCGAGAGCTGGCGGGAATTCGAGCGACTTTTTTACAACCGGCACCGAATCAAGGTCTCCTATATGAAATGGAGTTATTGCCAAAACCACCAGATCAAAATAACCATGCCGGTCTTCCTGGAGATGACCCAACGCCTCGACCAGGCCCTGGCCATCGCCCACGAAATGACGGGAAACATGCTGCGCGGAGGCGAATCTCAATGAAAATCAAACAGCGGATTCTGGAAACCTTCCCCGGAATCTCAATCGCGAGGCTTACAAACACATAAATGGAACGCGAAACCCTCGAAAAGTTGCTTGCGGCGAAGCCCCAGGAGATCCGGCTGAAGGGCGCGCTGCTGTTCAACGGCGTCACCAAGGGCGCGAGGGCGTACAACGGCGATCCGACGAAGGCGAATCTGCGCAACTGGCAGGCGGCGGAGGCGGCGCTCAATGAATTCATCGCCGAAATCGAGGGCGTCCGGAGCGGCGGAAAGGGGCCGGCGCTGAAAAACATCCTGGCGGTATGCGATCATCTGACGCGGCTGGGCTGGAAGATCAAGAAGTCGGCGGCGTACAAAGCGCAGCATGAGGGGAAGATCCGCCCGCAGGCGGACGGGTCGTTCCTGGTTGCCGACGCGGAGCGGTTCGCGGAGACATTTCTCCGGCGGCTCGACGGGGGGCAGAAGGCCGCCGACCGCCTCGAAAGCCTGCAGCAGGAGAAGCTGGTCGCCGAGGTGGACAAGACAAAGGCCCAGGCGCGCCACTGGGCGATGCGGGCGGAAACCCTCTCCGGCGCCTACGTTCCGCGGGAGTTGTTCGAGCGGGAGCTTGCCCGGCGCGCGGCGATCTTCCGGAACGACCTGGAGACCTTCGCCTCCGCCGAGGCGGGCGGGATCGTCTCCCTGGCCGCTGGGGATGTCGGCAAGATCCCGGACGTGATCGAGCACATCCTCGGCCGCGTCGAAGCATTCCTGGCCCGATACAGCGAAGATCGAAAGTTCGAGGTCCCTCTTCCGCCGCCGGACGTGGAAGAGGAGGACATCGAGGAAGAAGACAAAGAAGAGGAGGAATAATATGGGAGCATTGCCGAGGCTGAAGATCAAGGAGGAGTTGCGCTACCGGAAGGGGAGCACAAACGAAAGCGCGAACTGCCGGTATTGTGAACACTTCAAACGAGATTTTCTAACGATACATCGCGCGGACATGGTCGTGACCGAACACCGCTGCGCCGTGATTGGTGTGCGCGAGGGCGCCCGCTACCGGATTCGGCAAGATCACACCTGCGACCGGCAGCGGTTCGATGAATTCAAAAAGAATTGGTGAGATAAGTTGGACAGTGTCGAATTCACCCCCGGAGAGCGGCGGGTATTTCGCCGGAAGGAACGGATCACCACCTCGCAGTGGGCCGCGCGGCACCGCGTCGTCACGAACGGGCCGATGACCGGCCGCTGGCGAAATGAAGTCACGCCCTACCTGGTCGGCCCGATGGATACGATCTGCGAGCCGTACGTCCGCCGTATTATCCTGATGTTCGCGCCGCAGACCGGAAAGACGCAGGTCGCCTTCAACTTCATCGCCCACATGATCGACCAGGACCCCGGCCCGATGATGTACGTCATGCCGGATGAAAAGGTCACCAAGCGCATCGCCCGCCGGCGGATCATCCCGATGTTCCGCGGCACGCCCCGGATCGCCGAGCTTATCGGCCCCGGCGTCAGCGACACGACCACGCTCGCCGTCCAGTTTCAAAACGGCTGCGACTTCATGATGGCCTGGGCGACCTCCGCGGCGGAGATCTCCAGCGAATCGATCAAGTATCTGATCCGCGACGAGCTGGACAAATTCCCGGACTTCTCCGGCAAGGAGGCGGACCCCCTCGCGCTGACCGAGATCCGGACAAATGCCTACCCGCATTCAAAGAAAATCATCGACATGAGCACGCCCGCCGACGAATCGGGCTACATCGGGCGCGTCGTGGAGACCGAGGCCGACGAGCTGCGCCGCTACCACGTCCGCTGCCCGATCTGCCGGGCGACTCAGGTGATGCATTTCGGCCAATTCGCCTGGCCGAAAGCCTGCCACGACCCGCGCGAGATCGTCCGGAAGCGCCTCGCGGAATATCAATGCGAGGCGTGCGGGATGCTCTGGGACGACCACAAGCGCGACCTGGCCGTCCGCGCCGGATTCTGGAAGGCGGAAACACCGGTCGAGCGGCCGCAGGTGGTCGCGTTTCACCTGCCCTCGTGGAATTCGCCGTTCGTGTCGCTCTCCTCCGTCGTCGCCGCCTACCTGCGCGGGCTGGACGATCCGAGCAAGCTGATGATCTACGTCACCCAGCACAAGGCCGAAGTCTGGAAGGAGACGGTCCTCCCGAAAAAGGAGAGCGGCGTCCTTGCGCACAAGACGGCCCTCCCCGGCGGGATCGTCCCCGCGGCGGCCATCGCGCTGACCGCCGGGATCGACGTCCAGAAAGACGGATTCTGGTTCGTCGTCCGCGCCTGGGCGGATGACCTCACCTCCTGGCTGGTGCAGTACGGCTATCTGATGTCATTCTCGGATGTTGAAACCCTGCTCTATCACACCCGCTACCCGGTCGAAGGCGGCGACGGCGCGATGGGGATCTGGCGCGCGGGGATGGACACGGGCGGCGGGCTCACCGACGACAACGAGTGGACGCGGACCGAGGAGATTTATCAGTGGATTCGCCGTCAGCAGCCGGGCCGCGTGTACGGGACCAAAGGCGCGACGCACCGGCAGCTCCAGCGGATCCGCGTTTCGATGATCGACAAGCTGCCGCGCTCCAACAAGCCGATCCCCGGCGGCCTGGAGCTGCGCCTGATCGACACGGACCAGTTCAAGGGGCTGCTCCACTGGCGGCTGGAGCGCAAGGAGGGGGAGACGCAGCGGTTTTTCATCCACGCCGAAACCGGGATCGACTACGCCAATCAGCTCCTGGCCGAAGAACTCTGCCGAGACCGGCGCGGAAAGGTCTACTGGAAGAAGATCCGGAAGGACAACCACCTGATCGATTGCGAGTGCATCGCCGCGGCCTGCGCGGATTCCGAATGGCTGCCCAGCCTGAAGATGCTGGCGGCCTGGCTGAAAGACAAGAAGACGCCCGGATCGCAAGCCACGACCAAGCGCCGCGTCGTCAGCAAGGGGGTGGATTGATGGCGGTCGAGCCGGTTAGCAAGAATATCATCTGGACAGCGGAATCGATCTCGAAATATCTTGGAGTTTCGCGGAATAAGTTTTATAATCTCGTTCAAATCGGATTGCCCGCCGTCGTCATCGACGGCAAATGGTGCGCCCACGCCGACAACCTGGAGGCGTTTTTCCGGGTTGGCACCGGTAAAAGCGCAAGAGTAATTCCCGAAAACGCGGAATAAGAGGGGCAAACATGCAAACAAAAAAATGTCATAAAATCGAAGAGGTTGGCTTTATTATCGAAAGGCAGCAGAAGACCACCTGCTTTAGCTGGCGGATGAATGCTGTATTCCTTTCATGAAAAATTTGCTTGACAATGCTGAGTTTTAAGGGCATAATATAAACATGCTTAATTTCAAGTACAGAATATATCCAACCAGAAAGCAAGAAACAACGATGAACCATTGGCTTGAGGAATGCCGTTGGCTCTACAATCATTTTCTTGCAGAGCGTAAGAACGCCTGGGAACAAGAAAAGAAAAGTCTTAACTATTATGCCCAAGCTGTTTCTATTGTTAAGCTCAAGCAGGGCAAACAATCTCTTTCTGATGTTTATTCTCAGGTGTTGCAGAATGTGGCAGTCAGAGTTGACCTTGCCTTTAAATCCTTCTTTCGCAGAGTTAAGGCTGGAGAAAAGGCGGGCTATCCAAGATTCAAAAGCAATGGCTGTTACGATAGCGTTACCTTTCCTCAAACAGGCTTCAAGATTACAAAGCAGGGACTTAAACTTTCTAAAATAGGAACTATTGAGATTTTTCTTCACAGGCAACCAGACGGGGAGATCAAAACCTGCACAATTAGAAAATCTGCTGTGGGCAAATGGTATGTATGTTTTTCCTGTATTACTAAAAACAAACCACTCCCCAAATCTAATAAGGCTGTTGGCATTGATGTAGGTCTTGTCTCTTTTGCGACTTTCTCCGATGGGAATAAAATTGACAATCCCCGCTTCTTTAGAAAAGATGAAAAAGACCTTGTTAAAGTTCAGAAGAAGTTGTCTGAAGCGGAAAAGGGAAGTCCAAAAAGAAAGAAAAGACGCAAGGCTGTTGCTAAAGTGCACGAGAGAATATCCAATAGGCGCAATAACTTTTGTCATCAGGAAGCCAGAAAAATCGTCAATGAATACGACACAATCTGTATTGAAGACCTGTCTATCAACCGGATGCTGCATAATCGCTGTCTTGCTAAATCCATTTCCGATGCGGCATGGTCTCAATTTGCTCAATATCTCGCTTACAAAGCTGAAAATGCTGGTAGGCGGTTGATAAGAGTAAATCCCGCTTTCACTTCCCAGGATTGCTCCCGGTGTGGGTATAGACAAGTTAAAAAATTGTCTGACCGTGTTCATCATTGCCCCTCGTGTGGTTTTGAGATTGACCGCGACCACAACGCCGCTTTAAATATTCTTTCGCTGGGGCTACAGCGAATCGGTAACCAATCCGTAGAAGCCGTCTGCTTTAGCTGACGGAGTAGTCACCGGCACGGGTCAACTAAAACATAAGGGAGTTAATGTGCTGTAAGGTTCACCGGAGGAGACGGCTCTCCTCCGGCCTCTTTTTTCCCCTCCAATTTCCCCGCCCGAAACACATCGAAAAAACCCTGTCAAGTATTTTCTTTGTTCATCCGTGTTCAAACAATACCCATTCTCTGTTCATAATCGTCCTGGAGCCATTTCCTCCCAAAACCCCATGATATGGTGGAGCCGTCAAAATTGACTACCACATCTGGGGGGTAAAGATGGCCGGTATCACCCTTGCACAAGCCGAAGCACAGCTCGCCGCCTGGATTGACGCCTCCACTGCCGTCGCCACCGGGCAATCGTACAGCATCGGCGGGCGATCGCTCACCCGCGCCAACGCCGCCGAAATCCGCGAATCAATCAGTTTTTGGGATGAAAAAGTCCAGTCGCTGACCCGAGGCGGCCGGGCGATCAGGGGGATCACGCCTTGCTGAAAGACGACGAAACGAAACCGCGCGGTCTGCTGAATCCGATCGATCGGATCGTCAACTGGTTCGACCCCGTGCGCGGCGTCCGCCGGATGCGGGCGCGGGCGTTCGAGGCCATGACCGGATCGTACACCGGCGCCTCGCGCACGCGCCGCGCGCTGAAGCAGTGGACCGCGCCGCAGGGCTCCGACGCCGACACCGACATCCTCTACGACCTCCCGGTTCTCCGCGATCGTTCCCGCGACCTGATCCGCAACGCCCCGATCGCAACCGGCGCCATCGGCACGTCGCTGGCCAACGTCGTCGGAACCGGCCTGAAGTTGCAAGCCCGCATCGATGCCGATTATCTGGGCCTCACGGAAGACGAGGCCGACGCCTGGGAGGATCAGGTCGAGCGCGAGTGGCGTCTCTGGTCGGAATCGCAGGAGTGCGACATCTCCCGGACCCTGAATTTCCGCGGCCTGCAAACGCTGGCTTTCCGGCAGACGTTGGAGAACGGCGACGTCTTCGCGCTGCTGCCGCGGATCACCCGCCCCGGATCCCCGTACCTGCTGAAGATCCAGCTCGTCGAGGCGGACCGGGTCTGCAACGAAAAATGGGCGTCCGACACGGACACGCTCACCGCGGGAGTCCAGAAGGACCCGGCGACCGGCGCGCCCGTCGCCTACCACATCCTGAACCAGCACCCCGGCATGACCCGCTTTTTCAACAGGGACGGCGCACAGTGGAAGGTCATTCCCGCCTTCGGCGCGAAGACGAACATCCGCAACGTCCTGCATCTCTACGAAGTTACCCGGCCCGGCCAGACGCGCGGCGTGCCGTTCCTGGCCCCGGTCATGGAAACCCTGAAGCAGCTCGACCGCTACACGGAAAACGAACTCATGGCGTCTGTCGTCTCCGCCCTGTTCACGGTGTTTCTGAAATCGGAGTCCGGCGCGCTCGACTTCGACATGGCATCCGGCATGAGCCAGGAGACCGGCGCGACGGCAAGCGACGACGACATGAAGCTCGGGAACGGCGCGATCATCGGCCTGAAGAATGGCGAGGACATCTCGACCGCGAACCCCGGCAGGCCGAACACGGCGTTCGATCCGTTCGTCGAGTCGATCCTGGAGCAGATCGGGGCGGCGCTGGGGATCCCCTACGAGGTCCTGATCCGCCATTTCCAGTCGTCCTATTCGGCGTCCCGCGCCGCGCTTCTCGAAGCCTGGCGTTTCTTCCGCGGCCGCCGCGTGTGGCTCGTCGAGAATTTCTGCCAGCCGGTCTATGAGACTTTCCTTTATGAGGCCGTGGCCTCCGGCCGGATCTCCGCGCCCGGATTCTTCGCCTCGGCGCTGGCCTGGAAGGCGTACAGCGGCGCGATCTGGGTGGGCGATTCCCCCGGCTACGTCGATCCGCAGAAAGACGTCGATTCCGCGCGCGCCCGCGTGGACGGGAAGTTCTCGACACTGGACGAGGAGACGGCGCTGCTGACGGGCGGATCGTTCCAGGCGAACGTCCGCCAACTGGCGAAGGAGAAGCGGATGCTGAAGGCGGCCGATCTGCTGACAGAGCCGCCCGCCGCGTCCGCGCAAAGGGGCGGGAAATCCATCCCGCCCCCGGCGGATGAAGAAGATGACGAGGGAAACCCGGAGAATCCCGGCAATCCCGAAGAAGGAGGGGACGAATGAAGATCCTCGACGTGCTGACCAGCCCCTGGGCGATCCGGCAGGAGAAGCTGGCGGAGATCCGGAACATCTACCAGGCCCACCTGCGCGGGCCGAAAATCGACTGGAAGGAGATGGAGGCGCGCGTCGGCCTCCCGCTGCCGCCCAATGAACGGGAGGAGTCCTACCAATACATGAACGGCGCCGCCGTGATCCCGGTCAAGGGCGTCCTGACGAAGGGGCTTTCGTTCTTCTCGTTTTTGTTCGGCGGCAGCTCGATGAAGCAGATCGGGATTGCCTTCGACGAGGCCCTCAACGACCCGCTGGTGAAGGCGATCGTCCTCGACATCGACTCCCCCGGCGGCACCGTGGACGGCACCGAGGAGCTGGCCGAGGCGATCTTCCAGGCGCGCGGTCAAAAGCCGATCCTCGCCTATACCGATGGCACGATGGCCTCCGGGGCGTACTGGATCGCGTCGGCGGCGGATGAAATCTATATCTCCGGCGACACGGTGCAGGTTGGCTCCATCGGCGTCGTGGCCACCCACGTCGATCAATCCAGAGCGGATGCGGCTTATGGCGAGAAATGGACGGAGATCACGGCCGGCAAATACAAAAGGATCGCCTCCGCCCACGCCCCGCTGACCGAGGCGGGCGCGGCCTACATCCAGGAGCAGGTGGATTATCTCTATTCGACGTTCGTCAACACGGTCGCCCGCAACCGCGGGGTGACTCCGGAAGAGGCCGCCGACATGGCGGACGGGAAGATTTTTATCGGAAAGCAGGCAATCGAGGCGGGGCTCGTGGACGGTGTTGAAGCGTTCTCCGATCTCATCGACCAACTCAAAGCAAAGGAGGAAATGATGACTATCGACGAATTAAAGACAAAGCATCCCGAAGTCTATGCGGCGGCGCTGGACGAGGGCAAGGCCGCCGGGCTTGCGGAAGGCGCATCGTCCGGCAAGGCGGCGGGGATCGAGGAAGGCAAGGCCATCGGCGCGGCCGCGGAGCGGCAGCGGATCATCGACGTGCGCGAGCAGCTCATCGCCGGGCACGAGGACCTGATCGAATCGCTGGTGGCCGACGGAAAGACAACCGGACCCGAAGCCGCGGTCAAGGTGTTGGCGGCGGAAAAGACGGTCCAGAAGGAAAGGCTCGCGGCCCTGAAGGCCGACGGCAATCTCGGCGTGGCGCAGCCGGCGGCCCCGCTTCCCGGTGAGGAAAATGCGGCGGCGGCCAGCGACGTTCCGATCGATCAGCGGGCAAAGGCGGCATGGGACAAATCCTCGAAGCTCCGCGCGGAGTTCGGGGAGAATTTCGAGGCGTACCTGGCCTTCGAGAAAAACAGCGCGGCGGGCCGGATCAGGATCCTGGGCCGCAAGTAAAATAAAAGGAGGAAAGGATTATGGCATTATCAGCAGATACCCCGAGAGATTATGAACTCGGCAACATCAACGAACTCCCCGTCAAGGCATCGACTTGCATCTATGAGGGCGCGGCGGTCGGCGACGATGCCGCCGGGTATATGCGCGGCCTCGTCGCGGGCGACGCATTCCGGGGCTTCGCGCAGCGCAAGGCCGACAACTCCGCCGTGGCTACGGACGGAGCGATCAACGTGAAGGTGATCAGCAAGGGTCTGGTCGAACTGACCATCACCGGCGTTTTGATCACGGACGTCGGCAAAGACGTGTATGCGTCCGCGGACGGCACCTTCACGCTGACGCAGGGGACGAACTCCCTGATCGGCAAGGTTTATCGCTATGTCGCGACCGACACCTGCGTCGTGGCGTTCCTCGCCGAGGGGCAGACCGACGGCCAGGTCGCCGCCGGCGGGACGCTGGCCAGCGCCCAGATCCTCGTCGGCAACAGCGGCGGGGTGGCCGCGGCCAGGGCGGTCAGCGGCGATATCACCATCAACAACTCCGGCGCGGTGGCGATCGGATCCGGCAAGGTCCTGGAGGCGATGATCTCGTCCTCCCAGGTGACGGCGACGAAGATCGGCGCGGGGGCGGTTCTGTCGGCGCACATCTCGACCGCGCAGATCATCTCCACGGCGATCTCCGAATCGACGATCACCTACGGCAAGTTCGATTCGGCGTGCCTGTCGTCCATCCGGGTGCTCGTTTCGAGCCTGATCTCGGTCCATTCGGGATAGGAGCGGACGGATGAAGATCGCGCATTGGGTCATGAAAAACGGTTCCGGGATGTATCGGGTGGCCCTGGACCTCTCCATCGCGGAGAAGTCCAGGGGGCTCGATTCCCTCTGCCTGGATTGCGACCCCGAAAAGGGCGAGATTGCGAGCGGCCTGGATGCGGACATCCACGTCCTGCATACCCACATTCCCGATTCGATCGATACCAGGAAGGCCCCGGTCGTCTGGGTATGCCACGGCACGCCGGAGAACATGTTTCACTCGTCGGTGGACGAGTCGCACAAGGGGCACGGCGCCGGGGATGCGTGGATGGTATGCCACCATTATTTGCACCGGTCGGATGTGGTCGTCACGTTCTGGCCCCGGCATTATGAAATCTGGAAGTCGCTGGCCGGGAAGCACGCGGATGTCGAAAGCATCCCGATGGGCGTCGATCGGACGTTCTGGGTGAAGCAGCCAAGCACGGGCAAGTTCGCCGGCGAGCCGTCGGTGCTGTCGGCGGAGAATTGCCACTGGATCAAATGGCCGTATGACCTGCTGATCGCCTGGGCATGGGCGTCGGCGGAACTCCGCAGCGCCCGGCTGCATATCTTCTACCTGCCGCTGGAACAGTGCAAATGGTTTTACCCGCTGGCCTTCGACAGCGGCGCCGCCTACCGGTCGTTTCTGGTGAGCGGCGTCATGCAGCCCGAGGGTCTGCGGAACGCCTTTGCGTCCGTGGATTTTTACGCGGGCCTGGTTCGGTACGGCGACCACAACCGGATCAGCCTGGAGGCGCACGCCGCCGGCTGCCCGGTGATCTCGTACCGGGGGAACGAGTACGCGGATTATTGGGTGGACGAGGGCGATCAGCGGGTGATCGCCCAGCAGCTCCTCGCGATCCTGCGGGGAGAAATCCCGATACGCAAGACGCCGGAGACGCCGGACATTTCCGAAACGGCGGCGGCGATGGCGAAAATATACGAGAGGATCGCATGAGAAACTTCGTCGACGAGTATTGGAAGAAGCGCGGCGTCACCGTCTGGGAGCCGTCGAAGGTCAATCCGGACTCCCATATCGGGTTCGGCGTGCAGGTCGGATCGTTCTCCGAGATCGGCCCGCAGGTGACGATCGGCGAAAAGGCCCGGATCGGCGCGATGTGTTTCATTCCCAACGGCGTCACGATCGGCGATGAAGCGTGGATCGGTCCCCGCTGCACCTTCACGAACGACAGATTCCCCCCGTCCCCCGTCGAGAAATGGCAGAAAACCGTGATCGAGCGGGGGGCGCGCCTCGGTGCAGGCGTCACGGTCGTTTGCGGATTGAGAATCGGGGAAGGGGCGCTGGTCGGTGCGGGCAGCGTCGTGACCAAGAACATACCACCCGGCGAAGTCTGGGCGGGCGTACCGGCAAAACAGATCAAATCAAAGGAGGAATAAATCATGGGTGCATCATCTTTGGGGAGTCGCGCGATCATCGGATCGTTCTATAACAAACTTCAGCAGGATCTCGGCATGGGCTGGATCCCGGACGTCTCGATGCTCTTCCAGAGCAATCAGGAGAGCGAGACCTACAACTGGCTCGGGATGGCCCCGGTCATGCGGGAATGGATCGGCGGCCGCAAGGCCAAGGGGTTCCGCGAAGACGGGATCACGATCAAGAACAAGACCTACGAATCCACGATGGAGGTCCTCGTGGACGAGATCCGCCGCGACAAGACCGGCCAGGTCATGCTGCGGGTGGCCGAGCAGGCCCGCCGGGCGAATGCCCACTGGGCGTCGCTTTTGACGACGCTGATCCTTGCCGGCGAGACAACCGGCGGGGAGTGCTACGACGGCCAGTATTTCTTCGACACCGACCATTCCGAGTATGACAGCGGCACGCAGGACAACGACCTCACGGGCGCCGCGACCACGTCCACCCAGCCGACGGCGGCCGAGGCGGAAACCGCGGTCATGGCGTGCGTCGCCGCGATCCTCGGGTTCAAGGACGACACGGGCGAGCCGATGAACGAGGGCGCCTCGGCGTTCCGGATCATGGTGCCGACGGTCTATCTTCCGCCGTTTGCGGCCCTCTTGACGAACGACTACATCGCCTCCGGGCAGAGCAACCTGATCAAGAACATCGAGGGGTTCAAGTTCACGTTGTCGGTGAACCCGCGGCTGACCTCCGGGGCGAAGTTCTATGTGTTCCGCGGGGACGGCGAAACGAAGGCGCTGATCCGCCAGGAGGAGGAGCCGATCACGGTTTCCGCCGTGGCGGAGGGCTCCGAGCTGGAGTTCAACGACAACAAGCATCACTACGGTATCAAGGCCATCCGGAATGTCGGCTACGGGTATTGGCAGCACGCCTGCCTCTACACGTTCACGTAAAACCGGGGGGGTCGGGCGGCCATGTTCGGTCGTCCGCCCCGCCGACCGGCGGCCGTTGCCGATCGGGGAAGGAGTACGGTCATGAAACGATTGCGAAGAACAGCCATCATCGGGATTTTGCTCGCGGCTTTTGTCGCGCTTTTGCTCGGGTGCGGGCCGTCGGCGAACCAGTTGGCCGGGGAAAAGGCGTTTTACGAGGCGAAGGTGTCGCTGTCGAAGGCGGCCTCCTCGCAGCCGGTCTTTGAGATGGTCAGCGGCGATCCCGGCAAGCCGATCGTGCTTGAGAATGTGAGCGCGATCCGTGTGTTTCAGCTTCCGGCCGGGAACAGCGGGGAGAATTTGAGCCAGTATCAGCAGAGGGACTACGCGCAGCCGTGGATCAATCTGGTCGGGACGACCATGTCCGTCGGCCTGCCCTGGTGGGGCGCGTACAAGATGGTCGGCGCGGTGGCGGACGTCGTCGGGAAAACGGGCAATGTGACCAATACCGGGAATACGACGACAACGACCAGCATTGCGACCACGGGCAACAACAACAAGACGCAGATCGCCGGGGATATGAATCTGACGGCGACGACGGGGGCGGGGAATGGCGGCACGATTACGATCGATACGCCGTCGCTGATCTACGACGCGTCAGACAGCACCCACGCTCCGACGGTGGTTGAGCAGCCGCCTCCGGTGATTGTCGAGCAGCCGCCTCCGGTGATCGTGGAGCAGCCTGCGCCCGTGATCGTCGAGCCGAGCTATCCGCCGGCCAACCCTTAATCTGAGTTGGGACCCATATGGGGGATCAGAAAATGAGCGACAAGACCGAGATTCAGCAGACTTGCAATCAACCGGAAAGCAACCTTACGATCAAATGGGGCATGGTGATTGTCCTTATCCTCGGGTTCGTCGGCTGGGTTGTGCTGGGGGCGCTGGGCCATGAAAGCAGGATCACGAAGATCGAGACAAAACTGGAGATCCATCTGCCGCTGATTACCCAAAACCTGGACGATCTGAAGACCCTGACCAAAGAGATACGGGACGACCAGAAGCGGCTGGAGCGGGCGGCCAGGCAGTAACAAAAACGAAAGGAGAACGATTATGCCGGAATTTGTAAAGAGATGGTTCACAAACTGGGCGACGAGTCTGTTGGGGTCGAGCGCGGGCGGCGTGCTGATTATCTCGGGGTATACCAGCATCCCGAAGGATTGGGGAAAAATTATCAGCGGCATTTTGACGATCTTGTTGGGGTTATTTGCCAAGGATGCTTCCGTAACTGGCGGGCCGGACAAGCAATGAACCTGAAGTTTATCAGCATCGCGATCCAGCTTCTGAAACTCCTCCGGTGGTGCATGGAGAACATGACGCCGGAGGAGCGGTCGGCGTTTCGGCAGGCGATCAAGGATATGCCGACGCCGGACGAGCTGGACCCGAATCACGGGATGGGCGGGCAGTGATGGAGCAATATCTTACATTGCAGGAACTGAGATTCGTCCGGGAGCCGTACCCGATGATGGTCTTTGCCGACAATGCCCGCGGGCTGTTCAGCTTCGCGGTCAAGGCGAAAACGAAGGGCTTTTACGGCCACTACATGTGGCTGATCAATCCGGATGTTCTCGCCTCGCAATGGCTATGGTTCAAGATGTTCAACCTGGACCACTTCGCCGGGTACCATTTGAAATTCGTTTATGACTCAACGTGGACCGCCGCGGACAAGACGAACATCCTCAATGCGATCAAAAGCGACCTGTCGCTGCCGTGGTGGCGGACGCTCTACGATGTTCCCGGCGTCCTGTTCCGGCTGTTCGGACTGCGGATCAACATCCCCTGGCTGCAATTCTGTTCCGAGCGGGGGGAATATCTGAAGATTGTCGATAACGAGTATGACCTTTCATCCCCGACGCCGACCGAGTTGAACGCCTGGACGAAGGCGCGGGGGGACCGCTTTAAGGTTTTTGCCCGGTATTCGCCGGATTGAGGAAACGATGACGCTTCGCGAACGACAGAGCATATTCGCCAGAAACGCCGCCCGGCTGATCGAGTGGTGCTTCCGCAGCGGCTACGAGGTGACGCTCGGCGAGGCGTGGCGTCCGCAATTCGCGGCGGACGAATACGCGAACCAGGGAAAGGGCAGCAGAACCAGCCTGCATGGAGAGCGGCTTGCGATCGATCTCAATCTGTTCAAGGACGGGAAGTACCTGACCGACAGCGCCGACTACGCGCGCGCGGGCGACGCCTGGAAGGCCCTGCACGAGATGAACCGCTGGGGCGGCGACTTCAGGAAGATCAAGGACGGAAACCATTTCAGCATGAGCGTCGGAGACGGCAGGGCGTGAAGGGAACGGCGGCGAAGTTGAAGGAAGAGGCCCGGAAAGAGAAGCGGGCCAGGCGGAGGAAGAAGGGCAGGAAATGACTTTCCAGAGCCAGCTTGCAACGGACCTGACGGGGTGCTTTTTCAACACGGACGAGTTTTCCGAGGCGGTTTCGTACACCCCGAACGGCGGCGCGGCAACGACCGTCAACGTGATTCTGGCCGAAGAGGATCCGACGATCCAGTCGCCGACGCCTCCGGGCGACACGATGATCGTCCTGGCGAAACATGCGGACATCGCGGCCCCGGCGAAGGGCGACTTGTTCACGATCGACGGCGCGGCCTGGAACTTCGTCGGCATCGTCGGCGGCGGTCCCGGCGAGGGCATCTGGCACATCCGCGTCAGCCGGTCCGCCCGGCGCGATATCGGCGGCATGAGGAGGTTGTAGGCGATGAGCATGAAGTCCCTCCTCACGGCGATTGCGACCGACCTGAAAAACGCGGCGACGCTGTCGATGGTGAATGACGCGAACATCTTCATCACGCCCGACGAGGACATCATCCCCACCGCGGCCACGTTCCCGGCGATCGGCCTGAAGGACGGCGCGATCGAGATGGAGAAGGCGTCGGCCGGGTCGGGGGCGAAGCTGCTGTGGGACATCAAATACCGGGTCCACGTCATCATCTACGTGGACATGACCGACGGCGAGACGCCGGTGATCGGCCAGGCGGCCCCGGCGATCTACGGGACCGCGGACCTCAACGACCTGGTCCGGACGGTCCTGCACGAGGACTATCAGAGCATTGCCGGGATCATCGACGCCTTTTGCGTCATGGAGTCGGAATCGGAGATCATCGGCGGCGTGGACCTGATCGTGCTGAAGAAGCGGATGACCTTTGAATATCAGGCGCTGGAGAGCCTGTAGAAAGGAGGATTTATGCCGACGGCATACAAAAGCAAACTCCGGGTCACATGCAGGGTTGACACCTGCATCCAGGATCCGCTGCGGGCGAACGCGACGGAAGCGTGCTTCACCTGTCCGGAAGCGGCCTGCGAGATTCTGGACCTGGACGACCGGGTGATTCTGGCAATCGGGCAGTTGGCGGCGGCGCCGGAGACCCCGGAAACCGCGGAACCGGTGAAGGCAAAGGGGAATAAGAAGCGGTAACGTAACCAAAGATCGGGTTTCCCGGACGGGTGGCCACCCCGAAGGGAACGCAAGAAAGACGAAGGCGGCATGCTGGTGCCAGCACATCAGCATTGCCGCCTTTTTCTTTGCCCGAATCACAACCCAAAAAGGAGGAAATGACAATGGCTTACAACACGACACCCTTCCACGGCAAGGTTTGCCGGGTTGAGAAAAACAATGTGCTGATGAACTACAGCAAGGGGTGGAACCTCTCCGTCTCGCTCGACATGGCCGACGGAAGTTACGCCGGCCAGAGTTGGAAAAACGCGCTTCCGGGGATGGCATCCTGGAATGGCTCGTTCGAGGCGCACTTCGTCGCCGGGAACACCGAGCAGAAGGCGTTCTTCGACAACCTGGTCGCCGCCTCGCCGGGGACGCAACTGACCGACGTGAAATTCATACTCGACGGCACCACAAACGCATTCTCCGGCAACATCTACATCACCGGGATCAGCATCAACGGCAGCATGGGCGACGTCGTTTCGGCGACGGTCAACTTCCAGGGCGACGGGGCTCTCACGCTGTCTGACGCGGCCTAAATAAAAGGGGGGAAAGACTATGGGATCACCTACGTCCCCGACACACGGGAAATGGGCGGCCGTCTATGCGCTGCGGCCGCAGGGGTTCTCCGGCGTGGGTCTCAACGACCTGACATGGGGAACCGGCTTCACCGGCGCGGCGACGGCCTACTACGAGGTCGTCATCGAACACAAGGCCGCGACGGACAAGTACAAATGGCGGAAAAACGGCGGCGCGTGGACGGAGGACGTCGAGCTCACCGGCGCCGAGCAGACCCTCGACGAGGGGCAGAAGCTGACCTTCGCCGCCAAGACCGGTCACACCGAGGGCGACCAGTGGGTGATCGGGAACCTGAAGGCGGAGGCAACGTCGGAATCGGGCACGGAGGCGCAGATCACGGCGGCCGGGAACCGCCTGCTGAACCCGAACGCGCCGCCCGTCTGGACGGACGACGGCGGGAAAACGGTCCTCCGGACCAACTTCACGAACGGCAAGGCGGTGTTCAACGGCAACGTCGGCAACGTGACGGTCGCCGGGAACAACGGCTATGTGCCCGCGGCCGCGCTCAGGAAGGTCGGCCACCTGATCAGTTGGAGCGCGTCGCTCAATCTCGACATGGCCGACATATCCAGCCAGGGCGACAAATGGAAAACGGCGCTCCCCGGCATGGGCGGCGGATCCGGCTCGGCCGAGGCGTACTTCATCGGCACCGAGGCGATGCTGAAGAACCTCCAGGCGACGATCGCCGGCGGCGCGAAGTTCTTCTTGCTTCAGCTCTTCAACTACGACCCGGACAAGGACCAGACCGGCGACCACATCAACGCCTGGGCGACGATCACGTCGTGGGCCTTGAGCAACACGATCGGCGACGTCGTGAAAGAAACGGTGAATTTCCAGATCGAAGGCGAGGTGTCCTTCGTCGAAAACGCATAAAAAAGAAAGGAGAGTCATGAAATTAGATGTTTCCACGATCAGTTATGACGGAACCTGGATCGATCACGGGGAGGCGAAGCTGAGGGTCCGGCCGCATCCGCGATCGCTCCTGAATGTGACGATGAAAGACGGCGGCATGGTCTTCTCCGGGGAGGGCGCCCTCGACATGTTCGTCTATTGCCTGGTGGACTGGGAGAACGTCAACGGCGCCGACGACCAGAAGCTGAAGCTGACGAAAGAGGTCAAGAAGAAGGTTTACGACTTCCAGCTCGGCAAGGTGGACGGCGTGTCGATCGCCGACCGGGTGATGAACGAGGCCCGGCGAATGACGGAGGAGATCGAGGCGGACAAAAAAAACTGATCGCCTGGGCCGGGTGGTATTTCGACGACACGCGCTACGACTGCGAAATCTGCCGCCGGGTCCAGGACGATGCGGACTGCGACGGCCTCGGCCCCTCCGGGATATGCCCGCGGGGGAAGATCCCGTTTGCAAGCCCGGCGAACCGGAAGTTCTGGTTTGTCTTTGAAAAGATCATCCCCGGATTCATCCGCCGGGACGGATACGACTACGGGGCCGTGGAGCTGGTTTTCAATATCGAGGTCCCGCGCGACCTGCGGCCGATCTACCTGGACAAGGTCCTCGCGGTGATCCCGGTCATCGAACAGGCCCGGAGAAAGAAAAATGGCCAACACGCTCAAGCTGGAAATCATCGTCGATGACAAGGGCACGCCCGTCATGCAGCAGTTCGCCTCCGGGGCGTCGACGTCCCTGGGCAAGGTGCAAACCTCCGGCGAGTCGCTGAACACCAGTTTTGCCAAAACCTGGGCCGGCATCACCGTCGGCGTCTCCGCCGCGATCTACGCTTTTCAGAAAATCGTCGGCGTCGCGTCCGAGTACGTGCAAGCCTACATGGAATCCGAAAGCGCGGTGATGAAGCTCGGCATCGCGCTGAACAATCAGGGGGCATACACGCGCGAGGCGCTGGCCGATATGGTGGCGTTCTCGGAGGAGATGCAGCGGACGACGACGGTCGAGGACGATCTGGCCAAGTCGATCATGGGAACGCTCGCCTCGTTCGGCATGACGACGGAGGAGATCAAGCGCTCCACGCAGGCCGCGGCGGACATGGCCTCGTTCACCGGGAAATCGATCGAGACGGTCGCCGATCTTCTCGGCAAGGCGTATGCGGGGAACACCTCTGCATTATCCAGATATGGGATTGTAGTAGACGAATCCGTGCCGAAAGCTGAAAAGTTCCAGGCGGTGCTCGAACAACTGGAGCAGCGGTTTGGCGGCGCGGCGCAGGCGGAACTTTCCACCTACGCCGGCCAATGGAAGCAGCTCCAGAATCAATGGGGCGATATCAAGGAAGTCATTGGTTTGGGCCTGCTGAAGACGATCGAGGCGCTGCTGACCGGGATCGGATTGATCGGCGTCACGTTCCTGAGCGCCGGGGAAGCCGTCCTGAATACCATCGACACGATGACCACCCCGTTCCAGTGGCTCTTGAAGGGGTTCGCCGCGCTGGCGGAAATGGCCGGGATGGATCGCGCCGCCGATGCCCTGCGGAACGTGGCCGGGGCGACGGAGGAAGCCCGGAAGAACATCACCTCCGCGAAAGAGGCGACGCTCGCCTGGACGTCGAAGCAGTACGACCTGCTGACGGCCTCCGGCGGCGTGACGACGGCCCTGGACAAGATGGCGGACTCCGGGCGGAAAGCCGGGGGGCAGGACATCCTGTCCGGCATGACCCTGCTGGGCAACGAGGTCGTGACGGTCGCGGAAGCCGTCAAAAAAGAGGAGGAGGCCAACAAGGCCGCCGCCGCCGCCGCGAAGAAGCTGGCCGACGAAAACGCGAAGCGGGTCTCCAAGGCCCTCGAAGACGAGGCCAAGCTGTTGGCGAAGATGGCGGAAACGAACGACTCCATCCTGTCGGATACCGAAAAGACCTACCGGGACATCAACGCTACCCAAAAATCGGCCTATGACAAGGAGATCGACCGGATCATCAAGATGGCCGGCGAATGGGAGGATAAGGGCGCCGACGCGGTCAATATAGCGGAGTGGGTCAAGGCGCAGGTCCTGAAGGCCGAAAAGGAACAGACGGATGAGACGATCAATGGCTGGATCAAGGCGGGCAAGGCCGCCGAGGATGCGCTGAAGGATGAGATCGATGCCGTCTGGGACAAGAACGAGAAAAAGCGAAAATCCGACGAGGAGGCGTCAAAGAACACGATCGACCTTGCCGACAAGCAGCTCAATGCCGCAAAATCAATGTATAACGGCATGGGGAATTATAGTGAGGAATACTATGCCGCCGTCAAGGCCCTCCTTGAAAAGGAAGCCGATGCCCGGCTGAAAATCCTTTTGCAGGGCGTGACGAATACGGAAGAAGCTGATGCCCTGAGAAAGGCCAGCGCGGAGAAGTTGACCTCTGATCTTGAAGATGAGGAGATCAAGCGGCTCAAAAAGTCGGAAGACTGGAAGGATGGCGTGGTCGCCTATTTTAAAGAGGCCGACAGGGAATTAAAGACCGCCGCCGAGAACATGACGGACTACCTAAAAACATTCGCCGAATCCTCCAAGACGGCCATATCCACAACGCTATTCGATGCGATCAAAGACGGGACGGTTGACGTTCAAAAGGTCTGGACAACCTTCTCCGATACTATGCTCAAAAAGTTCACGGACAACGTCGGGCAAATGGCTTCGGATTTCTTAATGAAAGGAATGCGGAAAATCATCGACGCCGCCAGCGAACCGATCTCAATGGTCTTTTCGGCGGCCTGGGATGCGGCCTCGGCAATAGTCCTTGCAGGCATCAAGGCGTTGAAGGCGTTTTTCGCCTACTCCGGCGGATACGTCCGGGAGGGCAGCATCGGAGCGTATGCGGGCGGCGGACAGGTCCAGGGATATGCGTCGGGCGGCGACGCGAAATCCAATGACACCGTTCTGGCGTGGCTCTCTCCCGGCGAGTACGTCATGCCGCGCAGTGCGGTCAATCCCCAGACCATCCCCCATCTCGAATATATGCGGGAGCACAAAGAGCCGCGAGGGTACGCCTACGGCGGGATCATCCCGCACGACGATCAACTGCCGGGACTGTCCGCGCCCTATCAGGGCAGCCTGAAATGGTACGACGACGACGAGTGGGAAAAGCTGACCGATCCCTACCGGATGCTTCATGATTATTATGGCCTGACATACTACAACGGCAAGTGGGGCAAGCTCGGCTTTACGTTTGCCGATGAAGGCCCATATCCGTCGTCATTCTCGGAGGTCAGCGATCCGATTACCTATACCGGGCGAATAATCAACGAACAGAATGGATACCAGTTGCAGGACGAGAACGATCCGCCGCAAGCCCTGGACACCAAGGACTACGAGTATTTGCTGAATTGGTACGGGTCGTCCATCGGCGCCGGCCCGAATACCGGCTGGGGGGATGGCGTATACGACCAGTGGGCGGCGGAGCATGGCTATAATCCGCTGACGGGGAGCGTGAACCCGAATGTTATCTGGTCTGAGGAGGAGAATGGCGGCTATCGATTCTACATGCGGGACGGATCGGATTACTGGGCCGATCCAAGCGAATCGAACTTCCTCAAGCGCTGGATGCCCGCGCTTATCAAGACAGTATCGATGATCGCGGCAATCGTAATGTCTTATGGCGCGGGCGCCGCCATCGCCGCCGGTGCTTCAGTCGGAACAGCCGGATCGATTTTGGGCGCCGGTTCCGGCATTGCCGCCGGTTTCGGTTCGACGGCAGCCGCCGTTGGCGCCGCCGTTGGCGCGGGCACCTATTCGGCGTTTGCCAGTTACGGGGAGAGCGGGAGCGTTACCGGGGCCTTGATCGCGGGCATCATATCCGCCGCCGCGACGTATGCCGGGGCAAGCATGTTCAGCCAGTCCAGCGGGTCGTTCATTGCGCAGACTATCCGGAAGGGCGCGGGCGAGGTATTGCAAGGGGTCCTCTCCGATTGGGCCGGAAGCGGAGGCCGCGCTGATTTATCCGGGGCAGGCCAGTCCGGCGGGTTGGGCGATTTGGAGTCATCGTTTAACAGCCTTCCGAGCCTATTGTCTAAGCCCGTCTCTCTCCGCTCCGGCATCGACTATGTGCCCTACGACGACTTCCCGGCGCGGCTCCATGAGGGCGAGCGGGTACTGACCAAAGAGGAAAACAGGGCGGCATCGAGGGGGGAGCGGCGCGAGGCCCTTCCGCCGGTACAGGTAAATCTTGTTATCGACAACAAAGTCCTGGCGTCTACGCTTTATAAGCAGAGCAAGGCGGGGATTAAAATCATCCACGAAAGGGGGCTGGCGTACGCATAATGGAACTCATATTGACAATGGAAGGCGAGACTCTTGAAGGTCTGGAATATGCGGCGGCGCGGGAAAACATGGCCGTTGATCGGTATTGCTTGGCCATCCTCCGCAGATATGCCTCGGAAGCCTACAAGGACAAGTTGCAGGCGGACCGTAACAAGGTGATCACTCTGATCGACCGGGGCCGGATCAAGGCGGCTGACTGTCTCGCATTGGAGAAGGTCGAGCCGGTGGATGAAAAGCCTATCGACCCGATTCCAGAGGAGCCGATCATTGACGATCCGATAAAGGAACCCATTGACGAGGGCGGAGGTGCGTGATGCTGTTCCTTTTTGACAATTTGATTGACAGCGCGACGGTGACGGCCTCATCAGCGGCTACCGGATTCCCGGCGACGAATCTCCAGAACCCCTTCCGCTCAAAAGTCTGGAGGACCTCGGGCGCGACGGCGGGGTTGGCGCAGCTCGTTATCAATCACGGGAGTGCGAAGGCGGTCAATGCAATCGCCCTCTGTGGCTATTCGTGGACCACCGCGCCGGGGCGGCTAGTCATGGAGTTCAACAGCACCGATTCATGGGATACCCCGGCAGCAACCGAAACGCTGACATGGAATGCGCCGACAACGCCGGGCGGGAATAAGGGGTCAATCATTCTGAAACTATCCACAACCCGCACTTACCAGTACAATAGGCTCCGGGTGGTGTCGGGGAATGTTGTTTTAAGCGCGGCTGTTACTGCCCCGATCTCAATAACTCCGGTCAATCCCGTTTCCGGCGCATGGCTGAACGCATACGCAACTGCTTTTGACACGTTTGCATCCTCCTCGTCTGCGGCCTTCACCGCATCGGACGCTTCGGGAGAAACGGGAATCAGGGTGATGATCGACGGGATGTTCACGCAGGGGAAGGAATACTCCATATATTTCTACCCTACTTTTTCGGGGGCCACCTTAAATAATATTTGGCTTAGCACAGTTGCATACGGTGGAGTTCAGGCCATAGACTTGGCTCCCGGATTGGTAAGCGGGACTCGATACTTTACAACATTTCGTTGCAATGTCACGACTGCTGTAGGAATCATGTTCACGCTTAACGTGGATGCTGGCGGATCATTTGCGATTGCGGTTTTTGCATGTTCGGAAAACAACGGTACGGACGTTGGTACAAAAAATTTCACGCTTGTTTGGGGCGGGAGTTTGCCCGACTATACCCCGACAGTCCTAAAAAGCGTGCTCGCTAAGCGCCAAGGAGCGGTGACATATTGCGGATATAGGTTTGATATTGCAAAGACTGGCAAGCCATCGCTAGTAATGTATCGCAATAATGCGGGAACCACTTTCACGGCAACCGTCGCCCCGGCGATTACGGATGGCGCAGAGCATGAGTTTGCAGCCGTCGTGACGCGGGAAACCGCAGCCGCTGCGGGCTCGGTTGTGTTTTATGTGGATGGTGTCGCGTTGGGCAACCCGGTGGCGATTACGGCGGCGGCGGCTATATCAATATCGAATTCGCAAATATATGCAATAAGCGGGACATCCACAACCGGGACGCCATCGACGACAAAGCGGGCGATCGTTTATAGCCGCGCACTTTTAGCGGCTGAAATCCTCGCGCTTTATGGTGCGGATAGCGTAGATAGCAGCGATGAATCCGGCAGCCCGGTATCACGGGCAACGGGCGCATGGCTGAACGCATACGCAACTGCCTTTGACACGTTTGCATCCACGGCTGGGGGCGCGTTTACTGCGTCGGACGCAGGCGGTGAAACCGGAATCCGGATCATCGTTCCGCTGACATCTGATACGGTTTCGGGCAAAAGGTATCGCATAAGCTTTATACCGACCTTCTCCGGCGTTACGATGACGGCGATCCGGCTATCCGATTCAAGTTATACGGGTGCCCAAAGCATTGCGGCAAGCCCCGCCCTTACGTCCGGCACGGAATACTCCGTTGAGTTTACCGCAACCGAGGCAAGATCACACGTTGTATTCATTTTTACAGTCAATGCCGGCGGTAGTTTCGCCGTTATGGGCTTCACCTTTGTCCAGACCGGGGCGATGATAGACCTTGAACCGGAGGGGATCACCCCTACCGATTGGCAGGATGCATCATCTAACAACCTCAATGCGACATATCCTGTATCTGCTTGCACGACAAATGCAGCAGATTTTGACTTGGGCCGCCTGTTCGTCGGCGAGTATTTCGAGCCGGCGCGGGAATATAGCTGGGGCTACGAGGAGGAGGTTGTCGATCCGTCCCTGATATCTCAGACCATCGGCGGGCAGGATCATGCGGACGAGATCGAGCGTTACCGGATCGTCCGGGCCTCCGGGATACTGGAAACGCAGGCGCAATGGGTGTTGTATCAAGCGATGATCAATACCGTCGGCAGGCGGAAGCCGCTCTTTGTCGCCTTTGATTATACAAACGACGCAGCGGAACGGACCATCTACGGGAAGTTTACAAATCTCCCGAAGGTGACGAGGCCGTTTCTATACTACTATGATTTTGAGATAACCGAGGATCGCTGATGGGAACCACCACGACATTTGACGCCCTGATCGCCGCGCCGCAATCCGAGAAGGTTTTCCTCTGTGAAGTTCAGCCGGGGGAAGAGCTGACATCGTTCACGCTGACGACTGGGAAAACCTACACCTATCAAAAGTCCTATCTGAACGAGACTGTCACTCTCGCTGACGGATCAACAGAAACGATCCGGAAAGCAGTTGTCGCCTGCGAGATAGACGGGACCGCCTTGACCGCCAAGGCGAGCATCGTTGAAGTTGAGGCCGCATCCGGCAGCTACTGGCACGACACGGCAAATAGCATTTTTTATATCCATTTGCCGGATGACACCTCGCCCACAAACAATACCGTCATCGTTTATTTCTGGGTGTACTTCGCTACGAAGGGGATCGTTCTGGACTCCCGATACTATGAGCCATATATCGCGCAGAACGGTATCCCGGCAATCTCTCAGGCATCGCAACAAATTCATTGGGGCGCGTCTCAAATAAGCTCCGGGTCGGTCGTGCTCCTGAATGGCCGGGGATACTTCGACCAGATCAGCAAGGCGTGGATATGGAATAACAAGAGCGTGAAGATTCTTCTGGGCGGCGACTCGCTGGCCTATTCGGAATATACCTCGATTTTTGCCGGCAAGGTCATGCAGACGAACTTCACGGAAAACGACTTCACGCTCGAAATCCAGTCGAACGCCTTCGCCCTTCTCCGCTCTCTGCCGATCAATAATTTCTGGACGGCGACGTGGGAGAACCTCGATCCGAACGCCGAAGGGAAGTCCATCCCGTATTACTGGGGCGTCTACAGCGCGGCGCAGGCTCCTATCGTGACGTGCATCAATACGGCTTACGAAACAAGCACCTATCAATTCAAGATATGTGATTGCGCCTTTCATGCGATCAAGGACATCACTCAGGTTTATGTGGACCTCGGGGCCGGGGCCGGGTGGGAGACTCAGGTGCACGCGAACGAGGATTTGACCAATGGAACGTTCACCATTAACAACGCCTCGTTCGTTCTCGGAACCAGTCGCGTCAAGGTAGCCTTTGAGGGGTATCATGTCGGCTCGGTATTGATCGAGGGCGCGCCGGAGATCGTGGAGGACATCCTCACAAATCAATGCGGATATGCTTCCGGTGATCTCAATGCGGCATCTTTCACGGCAAGCAAGGCGGCGAGCTTGGTGACGCTCAACGTCGGCATTGAAACGGATACGGTCGCCATGACGGTCATTGAAAAGATATGCCAGAGCGACCTTGCTTTTTTCGATGAGGACGGCGATGGGCTTCTCCGATACCGGACATGGGAGCCGACTCCGGCGGGCGCAACGGACACGCTGGCCAAAGAGGACATTCTCGACATCCCCGAAATCGTAGAGGACACGAGTCACCTATATTGGATGGTCCGGATAGGCTACTCGCGGCTCTGGAATCAGCAGGATGTTTCCCTCTACACGGAGAAGTCCACCGACGAAAGCAAATACAAATATAAACGGGATGACAAGCTTACAATCGACACGTATCTTCGATACAAGACCCATGCGGACAGCCTCGCGGCAAGAATCAACTGGATCACACGGAACCCGATGCCGATGGTATCGCTGACCTTAAAGGCCGGGCTGGTCGATCTGACTCTTGGCGACCTTTTTAAGCTGACTCTTGCCCGCGCCCCGTATGCGACGGCTGGGGGATACAGCGAGCGGGTATTCGAGATAACCAGCAAAGACGTTTCATGTTTCCCGGTTTCAGTCAAATTGCAGGGGCGCGACCTCATGGGATTCGGCACGGATGTAGGCTTTTGGATGGACGCGGCGGCTCCAATCTGGGCGGATGCGACGCCGACGGAAAGGGATGCCTCCGGCTTTTGGTGCGATGCAAACGGATACTGCCTGACGGCGGATGCGACCTCGCTTAACAAATCGATGTGGTGGTGACATGGCAAATCTGACTCCGATCAACAGTGTGGATCTCAAAGGCGAGACGATCAAGCAGGAGCTTTTCCTGAGCGCCGGGGGGAGTGAAAAGACGATCCTGATATTTGAATCCGGGAAGGTGCTTGTCTTGCCCATCTACCGGGAATGCCCGGTGCAAGTCGGCACGATTGACGATTTGCGGACGGACTTCGATGCGTTCATCGAAAATCTGGAGGCGGAAAAGCGGCGGACCATAGACGAAATCGACGGCACCATTAAAAAGATAAAGGAGTTGTGAAATGGCAACCGAGCCTCAACTCATAAGCGAAACAGAGCGCGAAAGGCGAAGAAAAATCGGTCTTGCTGTGAGGGGGCGTGTCGTAACCTGGGGAGATAAAATCAGCAAAGCAAAGAAGGGGAGGACTTATAATAGGGAAATATCACAGGAAACGAGAGAGAAGCTACGACTTGTCCATCTCGGGAAACCGAAAAGCCAAGAACACAGAAAGCATATCAGCGAGGGCAGAAAAGGCATCGTCTTTTCGGCAGAACACCGGGGCAATATCAGCAAAGGGAAGATGGGCAACACTCCCTGGAATAAAGGGAAGGCGGGGATTCAGGTATCTTGGAACAAGGGCGGGACACTTCCGGCAGAGACAAGAAAGAAAATCAGCGAGACATTGACGGGCAGGGTTGGCACAAACAAGGGGAAAAAGTTCTCAGTCGAGTGGCTTGAAAATATGAGAAAGGCCAGACTCGGGACGAAGCTCACAGAAGAGACAAAAAGAAAAATAGGCATGGCGCATACCGGACAAAAGAATGGTTTTTATGGGAAAAGGCATTCGGAAGCGGCTCGAATGATAATGAGTTTATTAAAGACTGGCGAAAGACATCCTGCATGGAATGGCGGTTCTTCTTTTCTACCCTATTCGCCGGAGTTCGGAAAGAGGATCAAAAAGTATATCAAGATGCGTGACGGATATGCTTGCCAGATATGTGGGAAAGGCAACCGGCTAAGTGTTCATCATATCGATTATGACAAACTCAATACCGATGAATACAATCTAATTTCATTATGCCAAAGTTGCCACGGGAAAACTTGTTACAACAGGGAAGCATGGAAGGAATTATTTAAGGGAATGATTGAAAATATGGAGGTATATCAATGAGCTGGACTTTAGTGAATCCGTGCTCAATCGGCATGGCCACGAAAAAAGCGCACTACGACGCGCTGTGGGACAACTGCGACATGTTCAAGACGGAGCATGGGACAGATGGAAAGCACACGAAAATCAACGGCGGCACGGTGGCTGCGGCACTCCATGTAGAGGCTTTAAGCTATGTAAACCAAGACCTGACATCCGATGCAAGCCCAACGTTCGCCGGACTTACGGCAAGCGGCCTGACAGCCTCCCTGCCGGTGTTCACCGGAACGAGCAAAGAGCTGGTCAGTAAATCCGTTGCAAATGCTAATTCGGCTCTTGGCCTTGGGACCACAGACACGCCATTCTTTGCCAACTTAAACCTGAGCGGCATGACGGCTTCCTTGCCGGTGTTTACAGATGGCAGTAAGTATCTTGTCAGCAAATCCATTGCCGATACCCTGACGAAGTTGGGGATAGGGGCGTGGACGGATTATACTCCTTCCCTGAAGTTCGGCGGGTATTTAGGAGACGAAGTTTATGCAGTCCAAAGAGGGAGCTACTTTAAGATCGAGAAACTCGTTATAATTACAGGTATCATAACACTATCATCAAAAGGGTCTGGTGCCGGGCCCTTAGCCATAACCATGAATGGTGATACAGCAAACCAAGATGCTGCTGTATCTTTAGTGGCGAGCAACTTGACGTTTGCCAATCAAGTATTCGGGAAAATCATAAAAGGTGGCGACAGGATCAACCTGTGGGAATCGACAGAGGCAGGGACTGCAACTGAGCTCACTGCGGCCGATCTCTCAAATACGACGTCTATATCATTCACCGCTATTTTCCGCAGTTTAGTGTGATCGCCTAACGTGTCCACCGGTGTCCACCGCCGCCACAAAAAAGGGCGTCGGAATCTATCGCAAGCCATTGATTTATTTTACAGAATGGCCTGTGTTCCGAATGAGATATCTGTGATATTCCATCATCGGTCAGCCTCCTGATATCAATAGGTTACGTTATCGAGTGTGGACAAAGTCAAGAATGACGCGCTGAAATGTGTCCAAAGCCGCGCAGCCCCTTGCCGATGACGCCTTGCGCTTGCCTCATGTTCTCCAGACTCACATGCGTGTAGATTTCCGTTGTCGTTATCCGGGAATGACCGAGTAATTTCTGGATTGTCCTGAGATTGACGTTCACGTCGACAAGGTGGGTGGCGAAGGAATGCCGAAAGATATGGGGCGTGACTCGTTTCGTGATGCCCGCTTTTTGACATGCTCGCTGGATCGCGGGGCGAAGATTCTTGACGGCCTCCCCGGTCCCATAGTGCGGATCGGGGTGTCGGAAAACGGGCAAATCTCCCCCGCCGGCTTTCAATTTGGACCGTGGCGGGGCGATCGCCTTCAGGGACGATATGACAGCCGCGCCCATAGGCAGGCTCTTTGTAGAGCCTCCTTTTTGAATCAGATTAACGGTCCCTCGCTCAAAGTCCACATCCTTCCACCGGAGGTTCCGCGCCTCTACTGACCGAAGCCCCATCGCATACAGGCACAAAAGATATGCCTGATAGAACGGCTCGCATTGGGCGATCAGGGCCGATACCTCCCCGACCGTGAGGACATGAGGTAGAGGGCGGACATACGGCAGCCGGTCGATCTGCATCCGCCGGGGAGTGATATGCCCCTGCCTGCCAGCCCATTTGACCATCCCGCAGAAATAGGCGATCTCCTTGTTGACCGTCCGGTTGATCGTCCTCCCGGCGTCGGCTGTCCGCATCCGCTGATAGAGGGATATTTGATGAGGACCGATGCCCTCTGCGTCAAAGCTGCCGAGATACTTTTTTATCCATTGGCCGACGTTCTTTAGATCGCGGTGCGTCGTTTTGGCGTGATGGAGTTCGCTCCACTTGAGATACTCCGGCCAGAGCTGGCCGACGGTGAGGCCGGTTAAGGTGCGCTCCGCAGGCTGGCCTTTAGCCTCCTTCCACTCCCGGATGAAATCGTCATGCCAGCGTCGGGGATCTTGCCCGACAGGGATCGGGACGCGGACCCTCTTTCCGTATCGACCATCGGGGCGGTAGCAGACATACCAGCGGCCCTTGCGGGATTCGAGACTCATTTCAAAAGATATGAAAAACTTTACATCCGGGGTTTGATCGAGTCTCGCCGGGTGCGCATGGTGTTTCGTTGAAGCCCTCACCCTTCATGCACTGTTCCCATATCAATCTTTTGTTCCTGCTAAATGCTGTGTTGGCTTGGGCAAGGCACTTGTTTGACGCCCGTTCATAGGAGACGCAAGAATTGTCCGGGCATTCCCATTTCGTGATCATGCCCGCGCACCCGCTCAGGAACGCAACCAAAAAGATGATGCTGATGATCTTTTTCATGGGACCTCCT